ACAGATGGGTATCCAGATAAACGGGCAAACTGATACTGTAACTGCAATTGATGGCAGTATCACAGTTGGGACAGATTTAACTGTGCCTGGTGTTTTAACGTATGATGATGTAACTAACATTGATTCTGTTGGTGTTATCACCGCACGGTCTGGTGTTCATGTGACTAGTGGGTCGGTTGGCATCGGAACTGATAATCCAGCAACAAACTTTAAGTTGGATGTTAATGGCGATTTGTCACTTGGAGAACTTGGAGGTACAAATAATACCTTTATTGATCAAAAACAAGAGGGTCATCTTGATATCATTAATAGTGGAAGATCTGCTAATAATGGTAGAGTACGAATAAACAAAACTAATAGTATAGGCGGAGATACCACTTACTTTAGAGATTTTGAAGTTTATGATGGTAAAGATAAACTTTTATTTCTGATAGATGGTTCGGAGGGTCGTATTGGTATAGGAACTGATACATTTAATGATGCTGCAGAAGTGATGCGTGTTCAAGCGGCAGAAGGTCAGAGTAATACACTTTTTACAATTAAGGCAAACAGTACATCAGGTAGTTCTATATTGAACTTTGGTGATGATGACTTTAATGAAGGTCGTATCATATATCAGCATAGTGATAATACTATGAGGTTCAGAACTGATGATACTGAAAGAGTAAGTATTGGAAGTAGTGAATTATATACCTCTGGTTTTATGAGGTCAGGTAATAGACCTTATATGCAGGCTAATTCAAATCCAACTGTGGATAGTGGAGAAGATGTAATAGTTAAAAGTTTTGGTAACGTAACACAAAATAGCAACTTTAATAGTTACAATAATTCCACTGGAATATATACTTGTCCTATAGATGGACTTTACGCTACAAGTGCAGGTCTTTGGGTTGATAATGTACCATCTTTGGCAAGTTCCAACACTTTTATGATTATTGAACAAAAAAGAAATGGAAGTATTGTCAGTGCAGGAAGTGCGGGTGCAAATGCTGGTCAAGAACATGCGACTATGAATGTTAGTGCTATTTTTAATTGTCTTGCAGGTGATACAATTCATTTATTGGCAAGCAATCTTACTAGAAAAAGTTCTACTCCTAGAAACTATTTTAATATTGCTTTTATTGGATAATAAATACTAAAAAAGTCTGATATAAGATGAGTAAGCTCAGAGTTAATGATGTAATTCCTGCTAATGGTTTAGACATTGGTATTGGTACTGCTGGTGGAAATTTTATCGTCGGTGGTGCATCAACAACTGTTGTTGTAAATGGTGATATTAACATCACTGGAAATGTGACGGGTAGTTCTGGTGCTACATTTACAAATATTACTGTTGGTGCTAATAATGGATTTCATGTTGATGGTGGAGCACCTGCAAGCTCTTTAACAGTTAATAATCTTGGTAACACTGTTGTTGGATCTGGACACTCTGTTTATGTTGGTAATGGTAATTTAGTATTTCAAACAACAGGGACTGGTATTGACTTTTCTGGTGTTGGTATAAATTCAACTAGTGCAACATCAAGTATTTTGGATGATTATGAAGAAGGCTCATGGACTCCTTCTGATTATTCGGGTGGCAGAAGTTTTGGTGCTAATACTTGGGGTTTCTACGTTAAAGTTGGTCGTTATGTACATGCTTCTTGCTATATTGATTGTGCTAATAGTCATTCAACAAATGCATCTGAAGTCTTTACAGTTACAGGATTACCTTTTGTTCCTTTAGATCCAGGATCTGGTGGATTTGTTGGTACACCGATGTTTAGACAAATTGATGTTGAGTCTACTACCGTTAATGTTGCAGCTTACACCACTGATACGACCAACGGAATTAGATTTTATAAGTGTAGAGACGCTGATGATTGGGATCCTTTCATTAACAGTGAAGTTCTAAGTACTTCTGACTTTTATGTGAATATAACTTACTTCACATCGTAATATAAATACTAAAAAAATCTGATATCAGATGAGTATTCTAAACGTTGATAATATAAAACCAGTTGGTGGGGGTAGTACCATCACTATAAACAGTGGTGTCACTAGTCCTGTCATTGAGGCATCAACCACTCATCTTAAAGTTGACAAGTTGGACACAAATAGTTCTCTTGTTAATACTGGTAATCTTGGTATTAATACTGATAGTTTAAGCAGTCAAAATATTTCTGGTGTTGGAAATTCATTTCATGGATTATACCTTGGTGATGGTTTTATAGCATTCAGCACATCACTACATAATCCAAATGGATATTATATTAGTGAGCACGTTAATGCATTAAATGCTGGTCCAGTTACACTTGACACGACTATGCATCTTGATGGAACATGGGTAATCGTATAAAGAGGTAGTATGGGAACTCTTAATTTATCAAGCAGTGTAGCACTTTCAGCAAATGGAACAGCATTTGGAAACAGTGCTGCCAGTTGGTCTGATGCTCCTCCTGGAACAGTTATTCAGGTTGTTGATACATCAACAACTAGTGAAATGTCAACTTCAAGTACAAGTTATCAAGATTTTATGTCCATTACATGGACACCAAGAATGTCAAACTCTCATAAATTAATTACTGTTCTACCAATAAGAATATGGCTCGCTAATGAGGTTGAAGGTAATTATAAAATTTATGATGGAAGTAATGATACTCCTAGATATAGAATAAATCAGTCATCAGGTAACAGTATGTCTATGTCACCAATTTTGAGTTGGTATTGGACTCAAACACATACAGCAGGACAGTCTGTTACATTCTATGCTCAAGGTAGAAATGGTTCTTCTGGTAATGGAACTCTGATTTGGGGTGATAATGGAGCAACATCAAGAATGATAATTCAAGAGATTGCTCAGTAAGCATAAATAAAATTAAAACAATCATTACTATGAAATACGATATTCCAGCAGCATTACAAGTGCTTACACCAGGAGCAGAATGGGTGCTTCGTGGTCGTAACTATTCTGGATTGGAGTGGCTTGTAGGAAACGGTTATGATAAACCAACTGAGGCAGTAATCAACGCGAAGATTGCCGAACTTGATAGTGCAGAAGCAATGAGACTTTTGCGTATTGAAAGAGATGAGAGACTTGCAAAAGATGACTGGAAAGTCATAAAAGCAAAAGAAACTGGAAGTAATCTTACTACTGCTTTCAAGACCTATCGCCAGGCACTAAGAGACCTCCCTTCTACGGCAACTCCAACTCTCACTTCAACCTATGAGTTGGATATGACTTCTGTTACTTGGCCCACTGAACCTTCTTGATATGACATCCGAACTTAGAGTAGATAGAATAATTCCAGTTGATGGTATCCCACCAAGTGGTGGGGGTGGCATTATTCAAGTTGTAAGTACATATGATACAGATCATATAAGAACTACTACATCAACAGCATATGTTGATGTTATGGAAGCTACCATAACTCCAAAAAAATCTACTAGTAAAATACTAGTAATAGTATCACTGTCAATAAGTAAAGATAATGATCATGCATTTTTAGGTAGAGTGCTTAGAAATGATTCTGTTATTGCTGGTGGAGATACTGCTGCCACTAACAGTACTGATCAGTCTAATTGGGAAGATGGTATTTGGTTTGCTATCAGATCCTTTACATATTCTCCAAATACATATAGTCATCATTATTTGGATTCTCCTAGTTCTACAAGTGCTTTAACGTATAAAGTTCAAGGTAAAACAAGCGATGCTGGTGCAGGTCATGAATTTGCTATTAATGTCGCCCATACTGAGGCAAATGCAACCTATGGTAGTCCTACTTTTTCTAATATTACGTTAATGGAGATATCAGCATAATGTCAGAATTAAGAACAAATAGAATCGTCCCAAGAGATGGACTACCATCTGGTGCAAGTGGTGGAATTTTACAAACAGTTCACACTTTCAGTAATACGAAGATAGAAACTAATGTAGATGCTGATATCATTTCAGCAACTATTACTCCATCGACTTTATCAAGTAAAATTTTATTCATGTACTCTGGTAACGTAGCTCAGGAAAACACTGAAGGACGGGAATGGGGATTCATAGCGTATAGAGGTTCAACTCAAATTCGTCTTGGAAGGGATGAAAATAGCAACAGTAGAGCAACATTCCAAGCTTTTGGTACTGATAACGTTGCTGTCGGCAGCAACTCTAATGGATCATATTCCATGACTGGTATCCTAGTTGATGAACCAAATACCATTTCAGCAGTAACTTATAAACTTGCTATAGAACAATTTTATACAAGTGGAACTACTGCAATAGTTAAGATTGGGGAATCTGGATGGGATGGAACAGGAATTGAACAGGTAACTAATGGTTACTCTTTAACACTAATGGAGATTTCAGGATGATTGGAAAAGCTCTTCAAAACTTAAGACCAGGATCAAGATGGACTGTTCGTGGTGATTCCTATAGTGGGATAGAATGGAAAGATACAGTACAAACAAAACCAACAGAAGAAGAAGTAAATTCAGAAATAGCAAGACTTCAATCAGAAGAACCTATGAAAAGGTTGAGAGATTATAGAAATAGTCTGTTAGCAGAAAGTGATTGGATGGCAAATTCTGACGTAACGATGTCTGATGCATGGAGAACATACCGTCAGGCACTTAGAGATCTTCCAAGCACTGCTACACCAGTGTTAGATAGTACCACAAAACCAGGTATTTCGGGAGTTACTTGGCCAACGAAACCTTCATAAATATCTAAAAAAGTGTAATGGCATATCTAGGTAGGGGTCTAGACAGAGGAAATTACTTAAAACTGGATGATCTTTCATCGCAGTTTAATGGGAATACTGTAACCTTTAACCTAACTTCTGGTGGTCAGGCATTCTATCCTGGATCTTCATATTCACTTTTAGTATCTCTTGCTGGTGTTATTCAAGAGCCTGAGAGTGCATATACAATTGATCAGAATGAAATAACTTTTGCTTCGGCACCACAGTCTACTGATGATTATTTTTGTATTGCTTTAGGTGCTCCAATTGGTATTGGAGTTCCTGGAGATGGTACAGTATCTACAACTAAATTACAATCAAACGCTGTGGATGTGGATAATATCCATCCACAAGCACGAGGTGTGGGTATTTACTCTGGTGGTACTGCAATCGGAACTGCAGTCACTGCAATTGACTTTATTGGTGTAGGAAATACTTTTACATATGATTCAAGCACTGCTACTGTAACTGTAAGTATTCAGGGTGGTGGTGGTTCTACTGGTGCTGGTGGAACATGGGCATCTAATAATGTTGGTGTATATACTGGTAAGTCTGTTGGAATCAACACAACTACTGTGGTTGGTACAGCAGGATCTGAAGGTGCTTTACAAGTCAATGGTAATGTTGCTATTGTAGAGGGAGCGTTATTGACTCATAAAAACATTTATGGTGAAGTTAGTGTACCTACTGATAAGAACGCATTGTTAATTGGTCCAGTAACTGTTGGAGCAGCAGCGACGATTGATGTTGCTGTCGGTTCAGTTCTGGTCATAGTCTAAATATAAAAAAGGATTATATAAAGGAATGAGTACTCTCCGCGTTAGTAATATTGAGGCGAAAGCGGATGCTTCTAGTCCCTCAGTAAATGAAAAATTAAAAATTACTAACTCCAATGGAGAGTTGTTGATCCATATTGATGGTGCTACCTCAGGAATTACCACTGTTGGAATTAGTACAAGTGGAGAGTCATTTAGATTTGATTCAAATCAAAACGTAACATTTTTTGGAGATATTGCAACTTCTGGAAAACTTAATATATCTGGTATCAGTACATTTGGTAATGGTCTTAATGTAACTAGCAGTGATCTTAATGTAACTACCGGTCAGATTGGAGTTAAGACTGATAGTCCAGATCATTCACTTCATGTTTATAGTGGAACTCTGGGAATAGGTAAAAGTGAAAATACTGGATTTGAAATTACTATAACAGATAATAATCTTTCTTTCTCTAGAGACGCCAAATCTTATATCAATCAAAACGGATCTGGCACAATATCCGTCAGATTAGGTTCTCCTAAAGTAGAAGTTGCTGAATTTGTTGATGCTGGAATTACTTTTCCAGCTGGAAAAGGTGTTTCTTTTATTAATGCTGATGATATTGCTAGCGGTGAAACGGTTTCTAGTTCAGTGCTCGACGACTATGAGGAGGGCACATTTACACCTACAGTTAGTGTTGAAGGGCAAAGTAATGCTACTACAGATAAGCAATATGGTAGATATGTAAAAATTGGCAAAAAAGTTACTGTTTGGTGTTATGTTCAATTAAATGGCACTCCTTCAGGTAGAGGTGTTAACAATGCTTGGCAGCATGGAGGTTTACCTTTTACTCACAGAGACGTTGCTGGTGGTTATGATATTGGTGGTCCAATACTTTATTGGACTCTTGACGACAATGGTAATGTGAATGGAACTGGACCATATCACTTAACAGCCAGATTGTTTAATAACTCTACTGGGGGAAGAATTAGAGGTACAGATTCTAGTAGTAATCAATACGGTCAAAACATTTCATACCTGTTAAAAGATAATACTGAGTATACTTATACATTTACTTACGAAACGACTGCTTAATATATGATATAAATAGTGTGCCTAGACCTGTTTAATTCGGAGGATTATCCTAATGGCACTTACTGAAAGAACCGAAAACGACAAGATTGAAGTCGTTGGTACATATAAACACGTTCAAGTTCGTAGAGCAACTGTTATTGAAAGAGATGGTGTAGAAGTCACACGTTCATACCATCGTCACGTTCTTGATCCAGGAACACTGGGAGAGAGTAATACTCTGGTAGACACTGATCTGTCTGGAGAAGAATCTGACGTTCAAGCAATCTGTACTGCTGTCTGGACAGATGCAGTCAAAGAAGCATGGAGAGTTAAATTAGTTGCAGACGCTGCTGCTCCATTATAATAAATATCTAAAAAACCCCCATGAGTACTCTCAAGGCAAATGTTGTTGATTCAACATCATCAACCACTGATTTTAAATCAACTATCACCGCTAATGGTGATGAGCAGTGGGTAGATTCTTATGGAGTGATCAAAACTAACAGAACTATTATTTCTGAAGATGTGAATATTCCAGCAGATACAAATGGATTTTCAACAGGTCCAATCACTATTCAAAGTGGATATGATGTAACTGTAGATGGGGAGTGGGTTATCTTATGACTAAGATAATCGTACAGAACATAACAGCACACGCAGATCCTCGTAGTTCTGCTGTTGATTTCAAAGATATTGTATCTGCGAATAATGCAAAACAGTGGTTAGATTCTCATGGTATTGTTAAGGCAAATAAGAATACTATAGATGAAGATGTGACGATTCCTGCAGGTAAGTCAGCATTTACTGCAGGAACAGTAAAAGTTTCTACTGGTAAGACAGTAACTATAAATGGAGTTTGGAGGATATTATGACTAGTAAGATTATTGTTAATACTGTAGAGGCAGACACTGGTATTAATAGTATTACGTTCAATGATAATATTTTTGTTGGTGATATAGATTCAACGGGAACATCTACTTTTAATGTAGTATCTGGTGTATCTACCATTGGTGTTACTACAGTTCACTTAACTGGTATTAATGATTTAAATTATCCAACTGCTGGTCCATTAAGTAACCGGAATATTATCATAAATGGCGGGGCAACTATATCTCAGCGTGGTACTACTGCCTTCACAATTGGTAGTGATGATTATCCGACAGATAGATTTCTTTTCTCAAATGCTGGAACTACATCTGGTGGTGGTACTGGTATTCAAACTGCAACATCTCCTGCTGGATTTACAAATGCGATAAGAGTTGATGTAACAACACAAGATACTTCACTTGATGCATCTGCTCAGTACAAACATGAATATAGAGTAGAAGGTTTAGATTCTGCACATCTTAATTGGGGTACGGCAGATGCTCAAACTGTAACGTTGTCATTTTATGTTAGATCAAATAAAACTGGAAATACATCAGTTGCACTTGTAAATAGTGCTAATGATAGATCTTATGTAAAAACTTTTACGATCGATTCTGCAGATACCTGGGAGAGAAAGGAATGTACTATTCCTGGTGACACTAGTGGAACATGGTTAACAAACAATAATATTGGCATTAGGATAAGATGGGGAACATTTGGATCTACTTTTCAGACAAGTAGTGTAAATCAATGGACTGCGGGACAATTCATGTCAAGAGATGATAGTCCAATCAATTTCTTTGATGCTGTTAATAATACTTTTTATCTTACAGGAGTTCAGTTAGAAACCGGTTCTGTTGCGACTCCCTTTGAACACAGAAGTTTTGGGGAAGAACTTGCCAGGTGTCAGCGGTATTATTATAAAGACACTGGTACTGTTGAAGGGGGTGGACTCAGTGTAGTTACCGCTTCTCTTGACAGTATTAACGGTATTAATGTTAATTTTCCAGTAACAATGAGATCAACTCCTGATTTGTCTCTTTTAGGTACTACTTATCGTACAGGTGGAACTACAGACGCTCAACGGGTCACCACGACTGGTTTTATTTGGGGTAGAAAACAGACAGCTTCGGGTACAGCAAATATCGGGGCTTATGCTACTGGCGGCTTTGAAGTAAATGCGGAGCTTTGATATGACTTACAAACTAACACTTCCTGAAGGAAAAGAATCAAACACTTTTGATATTATTATCAAGGTTGGTGAGAATGGCAATAACGATGCTTACATTCCTGCCGATCCTGATAATACATCCTACCAAGAATACCTTGAGTGGGTCGCTGATGGTAATACACCACTACCTGCTGATTCTGAATAAATAAAAGAAAATAGTCATCATCAATGGCGTTTACCAAAATCGTAAACACTGGTATCGGTACTATTACTGATCCGTTTGCAGTACCTAAAGGTACAACCGCAGATAGACCTGTAGGTATCAGTTCGGGTGTTATTCGCTATAATACAACCACAGAACAGTTTGAAGGATACTCAAGTTCTTGGGGAAGTTTGGGTGGTGGCGCAGTAGGCGGTGGACAGAACACGGTCTTTTTTGAGAATGATACAAATGTGAGTGATAATTATACAATCACGAGTGGTAAAAATGCTATGTCGGCAGGACCTATTACTTTGGATGCAAGTATTGTAGTTACCATCCCAGCAGGTTCTGTCTGGACAGTAGTATAAGGAGAACGATAAATGTCACTATCACTTAACGGTTCTGGAGGAATTTTTGGACTTGATCAAGGTCTCAATGTAGTCGGTGTTGGAACGTTTCAAACTCTTAATGTTACTGGTAATTTAACAGTAGATGGTGTTTTAACTTATGATGACGTAACTAATATTGATTCGGTTGGTGTTATAACTGCTAGAAGTGGTATTCATGTTACTGGTGGAAATGTTGGTATAGGAACTGATAATCCAATAACAAAATTAAATGTTCACTCAGGAAACACAAATCTTGCATCACAGTTGGTTAGTGATGATGCTGAGGTATTCTTAGCATTTAAAGATGGTGATTCTACGGGAAACCAACAAGTTCAGATTGGTGGAATAGGAAATACTTTTGTTGCTTATGCTGGTGGAAATGAAAGACTTCGTATAACTTCTGATGGTGATGTTGGTATCAATGAAATTAGTCCTGATAATAAATTGCATATTACAACCAATAGTGATACTGCTTATAGCGACAGTACAAATAATAATTCAAACCTAACCAATGCTTTATTAAAACTTGAAAATACAAATGGCACTGATGATAGCGGTGTTAATAATTATGTTGGTATACAATTCTCTGTTGCAAGTGGTGCATCTTCAACTGCTCAACTACAATATGTAAGAACTGGAAATAATTCTGGTAGTTTTGAACTGAAAGCAAGAAATGCATCTAGCACCATGCCTAATTTGGTGAGTATAGGTTCTAGTGGGGCTGTGACTTTACCAGCTCAAGAAAGATTTAAAGCTAGAAAACAGACTGATCAAGATGGTACTGATAATGCCAGTCTTTGGGTTACTTTTGCTGGTTCTAATGGAACTGTAGATTATGATACTCACAGTGGATTTAGTGAAAGTGATGATTGGTATGAAATACAAAATAGTGGATACTTTATGATCTATGCAACTGTTCTAGTTACTTCCACTACTGCCAATTCCTTGAGGGATTATCAGATGGCAATCTGTGAATATGATGGTACTAGTAACACTATCCTTTCTGCGTTTACTGCACGGGCAAGTACGACATCAGATGATGACACTCATAGTATGCAAGCTACATTCTTGGGTAACTTAGTCGCTGGTAGAAAGATTAGATTAAGAGCATATGCAAATACTGATGGCGGTGGTTACACTATTCTTGACGGTGTAAATGATGGTGTTGGTGGTGCAGGATTGGATGTAAATGGTACTGCCGATCATGCAACTCAGTTTACTGTTGTTAAACTCGGTTGATAAATACTAAAAAAGTCTGATATAAGATGTCTACACTTCGCACTTATAATCTTCAAAGCATTGATTCTGGTAGTGCTAATATTCAGTTATCTCCAAATGCTGGTGCGATTCTTGCTGGACTAACAACTGCTCAGTCAGGTCTTCATGTCACTAGTGGTAACGTTGGAATAGGGACAGATAATCCAGATCACAATCTACACATTTATAAAAATGCTGGTGATGCTGTAATCACAATTGAATCTACAGGTAATGGCAATGATTCTGCACTTGAATTTAAACGTACTTCATCTGGTGGGGATAGTAAGGGCGCAGGATCAATTTATGTAACTGGTAATACGAGCGCAAGTGAAGCAAGAATGCACTTTGGCGTTGGACATAATATTACTCATGGTAGTTCACCAAGAATGACCATCATGGGTAATGGTGAAGTTGGTATCGGAACCGATAATCCATCAAATCTTTTAGATATTTTACAAGATACTGGTAGAATAAGATTAAATCGGTATGGGCATATAATCTCTCAAAATCATAATCATGGCACTACAAATTATTGGACTTTTGCTCCAAGAGATGGTGGAGAACTTAATATTGCATATGGTGCTCCTAATGGCAATGGAAATGTTGCTGGTGAAATTGTTACCATAGATGTTGATGGTAATGTATCAATCGGAACTGATAATCCAACAGGCACTAATCCTGCAAGATTAACTGTACTAAGTGACCCAAGCACTGCTGTATCTTATGGTAGTAGTGATGCTTTTGTAGTTAAATCTAAAAACATTGATGGCACTGGTATTAGCACTGTATTTGCAATTAGACCGTTCAATGTTGGAAGTGCGTCAATTGGTGCTAATCCACAGTATAATGTTTCACTTAGTGGTACTTGGTTCCACTTTGATGCTGCTGGACAGAACTTTAACTATCTTGCTGATAATGCTGAGAGAACTTATGTTGGATTTTATACTGGTACTAGTGCCGATCAGTTAAAAGCAGGTGAATATTCAACTGTTAATGGTGATGGCACATCAGGTGCCTATACCTTGGCAAATATTGTTTATCGTGCAGCCAACGGTCTTTCATTTGAAAGAGGTGGTGGAGCAAGTGCTGATGTTTCATTTAGATTTAAAGGTAAGAGTGGTCACGGAGACGATAATATAATTGCAAAATTTGAAGGTGATAGTGATTCTCTTCAAATCAGAAATCAGAGTAGTGGAGATTATATAATTTATAATCCTCAACAGGGTAATTCAATAGCAGCATATGATGGAACTGGTGGTGTAGAATTTAGGTACAATAATGATGGTGCTAAAACTATTGAATGTGACTCTGCTGGTATAACAAGTCCGTACATCTATAATACTACAACAACAAACACCAGTAATCCTGTACGACTTAATGGTTCGTATGTACTTCAGCGTACTAGTTCTTCACGGAGATATAAAAACAATATTGGAGTTTATACTGGAGGATTGTCGCGTATATCTACAATCGTCCCTCGTTTTTGGAATGACCATAAAGATGGTGAGCGTGTTGTTGGATTTATTGCGGAAGAGTTGCATGAATCTGGTTACACTGATGCCGTTTCTTATTCATCTTGGTTCGGAGGAAGCGAAGTTGGTATTGGTGATGATCCAAGTCCAATGGTTGGAAACGGATCTACACCTGTGACTAAAACAGGTGTAGAACTTGATGATGGAGTAGAAGTTGTTGATGGTATTTCAGATCGTGCCATTATTTGCGATCTTATCTTGGCGGTTCAAGAGTTGACATCTCGTATTTCCGCCCTTGAATCTAACTAATATTGGAGGTTAAAATGACAAACTTTACTTGGAACATAACTGGTATGAAAAGACGTACTTCAGATGGTATGGTGTATCAAGTTGATTATAAAGTAATTGCAAATCGTGGAGAATATAAAACATCCAAAAAGGGATACGTAAGATTAAAAGAATCTTCAAGTCCAACAGCATTTGCAAGTTTAACTGAGGAACAAGTTATTGGATGGGTAAAGGCAAAGATGGGTTCTGAAAAAGAACAAGCAATTTACGATTTACTTAATTCTGAACTTGATAAGAAAGAAACTCCACCAACAGCAGATGGACTTCCTTGGAACTAAATACTAAAAAAGTCTGATATAAAATGTCCAAGATTAAACTGACTGGCGAATCAAGCGGTTATGTAGAAATTTCTGCTGGAAGTAATGCAGGAAATAATACGCTTGAACTTCCTACCAGTGGGACAAGACTGATTGCGTCTGATAGTGATGGTAACGTAACTATTGGTGGTACATTAACTTATTCTGACGTAACTAACGTTGATTCTGTTGGCGTTGTTACAGCACGATCTGGTATTAGAGTTACTGATGGATCAATTGGAATTGGAACTGATAATCCAGAAGCACCCATTCATATTGTAGGAACAAATGGTATTCTCCTTGATGACTCTACGAATGGAAAGAGATTAGATGTACGTTGTAAAAGTGATGTTGCTGAATTAAATGCTTATGATCCAACAGATTCTAATGCAGAAGTTCCAATTGTAGTTAAACAATATACGACAGAACGAATTCGTATACTTTCTGATGGCACTGTAGGTATAGGATCAACCACATCTTCCACACCAGTCACACCTCCTACTGATAATCTTGATGGTAATGTTCCAGAATTATCTCCAGTCTTAAAAATACATCGTAATAACGAACATGTTTCTGCTGGGACATCAATTGGACTTTTAATTAGTGATAGAGTTATTAGAGGTACAAATGCATTTAATCCACTAGTATTAGAAACCGCTCATGATAGTGCTAATAATTATAGCGGTCCAATAATAAAGGGGAGAAGATATAATCATGGTGGATTTGATGGTAGTGGATTTGAACTGAATTTAGGAAATGGTGATGGTTTATTTAATATAGTTGCTGGAGCACATTATAATCCTGCAGATGATAAGTATTCTTTTGATGGGCATCGTGGTGCAGCCGCGATTAAATTTTCGGATGGTTCCGCGCAGGGTGTAGTCAAATTATTTGGTTCTCATGGTTTGGGAGATCCTGGTATCGGTGTTACGATGCTTCAGCATTATCCACCCCCAACATTTTATGCACACCAAACAGTAAGTCAAACTTTAACTAATAACGCTACTGTAAAAGTAACATATACAACCGAAGTATTTGATACACATAGTGCATATGATGCTTCAACTTCTACGTTTACTGCACCTATGAGTGGATACTATTGGATGCACGCAACTCTTAGAATGGCTACTGTTGGTAATGCTATGAGATATGATATGACTTTCAGAAAAAATGGTAGTGCCTCAGTATATTCTGGTGGTTTAAACCAACAAACTGATAATGATGCTAGCACTATGGCTACCGTTATAATGGATTTAAATAAAGGTGATACGGTTGAAGTTTATGTAGATCAAAACGGTGGTAGTAATGAAACTACATCTAATACTTCTAATGCTGGTGGTAATGGTATGAGTCACTTCACTGGATACTTGGTCTATCCAAAGGATTCGAATTCATAATAATTTTATATTTTCTTAATGTGTGTTACGGAATGAACACTTTATTGCACGTTTAGAATTACCAACTAGTATAGCTATAGTGTATTTCAAAATAAAACCATGCACCCCGACGATTTTTCTAATTGGGTGAGAATAAAGGAAGCTCTTGAAGAGTCAGGAAATACTGAAAATTTCTATTACAGGCGAGCTTGTGCTATAGTATCAGGAGCACCTGATCCTATGGAAAATCTACCTAATGTCTCACAGGATGGATCAAATTAAACCAGCTCATTATGTCACTCGTGAAGAGTGTCAGGAGATGATCGATGATGCTATAAGAAAGCATAATCGAAACGCTGGAATTATTAGTATGTTTGTTGGTTTCTTTGTTCTTGGACTCTTTAGTGAGGGTCTATTGAGACTCATCGGAGTTATTCCACCAGTAGTGCCATGGCTTCATCCACATTTATAGATTGGTTGGGAGTTGTTATGTTATTCCTTTTTGGAATAACGATGATTATTCAGGGTCACTTTATATTTCATGGCAAACATGGATATAAACATACTGATCGCGAAAAACAAAAGATGTCTAAAACTCGCAAGCAAGTAGAAGATCTATTAAAGACTAAATGAATGCTGACGAAAAGAGAGAGTTTTACAAAGGACTCCGCGAGCGCATCAAACAACTTAGAATGGAACATCTATTTGAAGAACCTTGTCCTTTATATGAAGATGAGGATGGGGAAAATTAACTACATACAGCAGAGAATTAAGAATTATGAAGGTTGGAATTATTGGTCTGGGGCGAATGGGCGAAGGTATGTCCCGTCGTATGATCAAAGCAGGAATTGAAGTACATGGGTATCGTAATAATGTTGCAAAAGCTGAGGAACAATATGAGAAGGGTTATATCAGTGGATATACCACTTCTCTGGAAAGCCTTGTTCAAGTAGTACATAATCAGCAGGGTATGATTGGTAAGGCACCTGGTGTCTTTATGATGGTCGTACCAGCAGAAACAGTGGAGGATACACTTAATGAGTTATTACAGTTTTGTGTGGAGGGAGATATTATTATTGATCATGGCAATAGTAATTTTAAAGACTCTCGCAGAAGGGCAGAAAGGCTTGCTAAACTTGGCATCTCGTATCTTGACTGTGGCACTAGTGGCGGTGTTTACGGTCTGGACCGTGGATACTGTCTTATGGTTGGTGGTGCAAATTTTGCAGTATCCGCCTGCTCTCCGATCTTTAGGGCACTTGCACCAGGTATCGAATCTGCCACAAGAACTGATCCTCTCAGTCGTGAGACCTCTCCAGAGTATGGTTGGTTACATTGTGGACCTCCAGGAGCAGGTCATTTTGTAAAAATGGTTCATAATGGTGTAGAGTATGGAATCATGCAAGCATACGCAGAAGGATTTAATATCCTGCATGAAGCTAATGCTGGGAGCAAGTACGTCAAGGCAGGTGATGCTGAGGTGGCTCCGATGGAGAATCCAGAAGATTACTGCTATGACATTGACGTTGCTGAAGTGGCTGAGTTGTGGCGTCGCGGTAGTGTGGTTGGTAGTTGGTTATTGGATCTTACTGCGGATGTACTTCGTGGCGATACAGAGCTTAATAAGTTCGATGGAGGGGTTTCCGATAGCGGTGAAGGTCGCTGGACTGTTCATGCCGCTGTCGATTTGGGTGTACCCACTCCTGTTATTTCTACGGCGTTGTTTGAACGCTTTGAATCCCGTCGTTTGGGGGCTTTTGCCTTCAAAGTATTGAATGGTATGCGTGCTATGTTTGGAGGACATGATGTGAGATGAGTATTTGTATCGGAATGAATACGTTGTTAGCAACTGCTGCAACAATGATTGTTGGTGAAGTGACTCCCGAATCAGTTAGAACTTACGTTTCACTTAATGCTGATCCTTGGGATAATAATACACAGATAGATTTTAAGGAACCTATGGGTTCTTTTGGAATTGAATATGACATTCATACAAATGTTAGATTATTCGCAGAGCATCTTTCATCACCCATGCAATGTAACGATCACCCAGGAGTGAATCATGCTGGAGTTAAACTTCTCGCACCAATTGATGACTTTACTCTTTACTCTGGGATCAGCATTAACAATTCTGATTTCGATAGTAATGATAGGTTTAACGGACCACTGGTATCGTTAGGTGTAGAATATGGTGATGATTTTAAACTCTATGCTGAACATCTTGCTAGTGTAGAAAAAATTGAAGATGGTAGAACATCTTTTGGATTCAAGGTATTTTTTAAATGATATTCGCAGATGCCCTCAAATGGATTGCAATACCGTTTGTATTGGCCACAATATATTTCGGGTTACGAAAAGGTGAAAATGACTATTACGACTCAGACGACTACGATGGAAATGGAACAGCTCACTAGGGGTATCGTTATCTTCGGAGCAACGGGAGATCTTTGTAAGAAGAAATTAATTCCAGCACTTTATAAACTTTGGCAGAAAGGTTTACTGCCAGATAATTATTTGATTATGGGTTCTGCTAGGAGAGAACCAACACCAGAGCAATGGAAACAAGATTTGGGTGATTATCCAGAAGAGTTCCTTTGGCACTTGGATTATCAGATGGCAGATCTGTCTATGGTTGATACGTTGAGACATCTGCCAGATTATGTTGACGATGTTACTTACTTCTTATCCGTACCGCCAGAAAAATATGAGGATGCTATCGTCAATCTCAAAGAAGCAGGATGTCTCGACGACCCAGACTACTCCCGCGTGGTTATCGAAAAACCTTTTGGGCACGATTATAAATCTGCTCATCATTTACAGTCTGTGGTTGAGCGACATTTACGCGAAAAGCAGGTATATCGCATTGACCATTATCTTGGTAAAGATACTGTCAATAATATTCTTGCTACAAGGTTTAGCAATATTCTTCTTGAACCACTTTGGAACCGTCAGTACATAGATGAGATTCAGATTTATGCAACCGAAACCTTTGGTTGTGATGGTCGTGCTCAGTATTATGAGACTGCTGGTGCCGTTAGAGACATGCTTCAGAATCATATTCTGCAAGTATATTCTCTCATCGCTATGGAACCACCTTGCAAAATGGATGCAAGAGAAGTTCGTCGTGAGAAAACAAAAGTTCTTGCTGCAACTCGTTTAGGGGAGGATACTATCCTTGGACAATACAACACATACAAATCTGAAGAGGGGGTTGATCCTCACAGTAGCACTCCTACCTTCGTTGCTGGTACTCTCTACTGTGATAACTGGCGCTGGCAGGATGTTCCTTTTCGCGTCCTAACTGGTAAGTGTATGCCTTATGGTTGTGTAGAAGTTGTTATCAAACTTAAAGCACCACCACTCAAACTTTATGATGGAGAGGTTGGTGACCGTATTGTTATGCGTTTACAACCAAACCCTCATCTTGATATTCGTATGGAAATTAAGTCTCCTGGACTTAATGATGATTTGGAACTTGCTACTCTATCTCATGACTATCCACAAGATAGGGCGATTGATGGTTACGAAAAACTTCTTAGAGATGCTATCAACGGTAACCAGTCTAGTTTCGTACACGCAGATGAGGTTATGGAATCATGGAGGATTGTAGATGATTTACTTTGCACTGGGGATTCTTGCCCCATACGTACTGCTCCTTACATCTATCATGCTGGTTCGTGGGGACCAGTTCATAAAACAGAAAGAATAACAAAATGGGATTATCCAGCATGACATTATTGTTTGTATTTGCTTTTATTTCACTGCTCGTTGCTGGAATGCAGTTAACATGGCCAGGTAGATACCGAGGTTAAAATGGATGACAAAGAAAAGGAGAAACAA